AGAGTATTCAGGAGAAGATCTATTCATGATTGATTATGAAATAAGATCTTTTCTTTCTCAAATCTTAGAAAGTCGGAATATTCCCGTATGGAGCGAATTTCACTTGTCCCTTAAACGGGGACCAAATAAAGGCCTTGCTATACATGATGCCTTGAAAGACTTATCTATACTTTATAGTACTGAAATCTATAAAGATATATTATTCCTTGGTGGTCCTAATATAACGGACTCCCTAGCTTCAGGATTAAAACCTGAATACATGGTTAAAGGTTCGGGTGAGATTAGACGTCTCACATCGTTCCCCGACAAGGAAGGGAAGACAAGGAACATATGTATAGCAGATTACTGGACTCAAGCTGTTCTAAAACCATTCCATGACGATGTCATGGAAGTTCTGAAAACATTCAGAGCGGATAGAACGTTTGACCAAGGAGATTTAACGTACCTGTTAAACGAAAAAGAGTTCTATAATTATGATCTCTCAGACGCAACAGATAGGTTCCCATTGGGCGTACAGAAAATCGTAATGGAGCACCTTTATGGTAGTGAAGTAGCTGAAAGCTGGGGAAGAGTTTTAACAACTCTTCCGTTTAAGACCCAAGATGGATCTCATATCCACTATAAAACTGGACAACCTTTAGGGTTATACAGTTCTTGGCCAGTTTTCTCATTATCACATCACGTCATAGTACAGCTTGCCGCTTTCAAGGCAGGCCATGCATTACCCTTTGAAAGGTATGCGTTACTCGGTGATGATATAGTAATATGTGATAAAGACACCGCTCACAATTATAATGATCTCATGGTTAACACTCTGGGAGTCAAGATCTCAGCACTGAAAACAGTGGTGGGACCCAAGATACTATCTTTTGCTTCTCGATATTTCTATGAGAAGACTGAAGTTAGTCCTTTTACTATTTCAGGTTTAATTGAAAGTAGTAAAGACCCGAGCCAGTTAGCTGAACTTCTGAGAACCATGTATAATCATGGTTGGAAGAACGTAAGAGACCTGATACTAACACCCGGCTACTTTGAAAATCTTGTATCTCCCTTCTTTAAACAATATTCCAAGTTTAGAAAAGTTCATAGATACGAGACTAAGTTACTGTTTGATCTGCCTATAAATCTCTTTATAGGTCCTGTTTCAACGACATCGGAAG